ATAATTGTTAAACTGCGATCGACGTCAGACATTATTCCTCACTTCCCTTCTTTTCCTCGATTCCGTAGTAACCGTATGGGTCGGATGACACATACGCATCGCTCAGAGCGGCCTCTGCTGCCGAGCCATCATCAAATAGCGGGCAGATAGCGAAGAATTGGCACTTCCACTTACAATCCTTGCTTGGCTTCGGATATGCGTGCTTGAAGTGACTCTGTCCATCATCTAAAGCATCGCGGACGTCTAGCATATCGCCAAGTACGCCTTCTAGCTGCTCTAAAAATGCACGGAGAGTAAATTTATTGTGACGAACCTCGATCTGATCATAGAACGGTGGCTTAGCATACGCACCGCGCTTAACCTTACGAAGCATGGTAAAGATAGCACCGTCAGTGCGGTTACCATCTTCCGCGCTCTGGACTTCATCCAGAAGCATGTAAGTTTTAACCTGCTCATTCATATGAGCCATGGCACCGAAGTCAGCGAACGACCCGCCGACAGTCTTGAAGTCGCGAATCATGCGGGCACCGTCAATCTTACGGCGTACACGCATATCGATCTTACCTTGTAGGATCACGCGGCCATCCATCATAGGACGCTCTAGGATCTCTTCAGTGGAGATCAGCTCGAGCTCAGCGTCGATGCCCTCGTGCTCGATCCACTCTAGATAGCCTTCTAACATCACTCGGCCTAGCTCAGCGTCAGCCTCTAGTTGAGTAGTATCGCGAGCTTGCTCCACCATCTTTTTTACATCTTCTTTTACTAGATCTGCATGAGCCTCTAGCAGATCCTGACCAGTAGAGTAGTGTCGGTCGAGAGCTTCATGGATACGAGATCCAAGAGCAAGAGCTCCAGTGAATTCCGTAACTTTTGGGCGTAGACGGCGGTAGTATGTCAACCACCAACGACGACGGCAATCTTTAAAAGTTTGAATCTCAGAGTTAGAGATTCTTACTGGTTCTGTCATTACAATTCCTTCTTACTGTCCTGAAGCATCTTGAGAAGCTGAGCCTTATCTTTTACAACCTGCTCAAAGTTCTCTGACTTAGCATCCAATGCCTCGATAACTCGTTCCTCTACTGTGCCCTCGGTCACGTAGTCGGTAATGAGAATCGAATCATGAATCTCAGAGCCGATGCGGTGAACGCGATCCAAAGCCTGCTTGTAGTCAACAAGAGACCATGGTCTCTGAAGCATAACAAGTCGACGTGCAGTTGTCAAGGTGACACCCACACCTCCAGCTTGAGCGGTAAATAGGATCCACTTAGTGCGACCTGACTGGAAATCGTCAATAGCCTTTTGGCGATCCTCTGCAGACACAGCGCCAGTGATAAGACCGTGCGAAATCTTTTCTTTAGTTAAGCGAGCACTGAGCAGGTCAATTAGCTGTCGAGATACTGCACACACTGCAACAGAGTCATCTCCAAAGTCACCGTTTTCAATATCATCCATCAGAGCATCAACCTTACAGGAAGGGTCTGACAAAATCATCTTCTCTTCGCCTTTATCAGTAAGCTCGATCTGGCCGTAGGCGCTTGCAAATTGAACTAACCGACCCATCTGAGTGAGCGGATTTGCTGCAACTACAACACCACCATCTAGAACGCCTGAGTCCAGCTGAGACTCTGCCAGATCATGGTCTGACACGCCCTCTAGCGTAGCCATCATGTGATCCAGCATTTGCTTATAAGCTTTTGCCTGCTTAGCACCCATCTCGACGTCCCTACGATCATTAATGACTTCAGGTAGCCAAGGAAGTACCCTCTGCTTCAACATACGACGCATACGCGGGTGGATTCCAGCAAAGAATTCCGACTCCATGGCTGGCTTGAGCCCAAGAATCATTAGACCGCCGAAAGCATTCATCATAGTGTTAACATAGCGGTCCAGCCACTTAGTCTTACTTGGCCACTCTTTCTCATCTAGCCAGTGGAGAATCGGCCACAGGTCAACAACTGTGTTAGCAATCGGGGTACCAGTTAGCGCAAATCTGATGTCAGCATTGCCAGATGCAGCCCAGAATGCACGAGTCTGCTTAGACTTTGGGTCCTTAGATCGGTGAATCTCATCGGCTACTACTGCTTTAAACGGAATTAGGTTCAGGTCACGCTGATGCACTTCACAGCGAGAAGGAGTAACCTTACTATCGTGACCTCCGCAGTCGGTGCAGCGTGCAAGTGCGATACTTCCATATGAAAGTAGACGCGAATGCGTGCGTAGGGATTCCCAGTTAATGACATAAACCTGAGCCTCGTGCTCAAAAGCCTTCCTGCGTTGAGCAGCTGATCCCTTAACTACCTGAACGTCAATTCCAGGCCACCAGCGGTCAAACTCTCGCTCCCAGTTGGTCTTAAGAGTATTTGGGCAGACAATCAGGGCGGGGAATACTTGCTCTCCTTTATCGTGTAGACGCTTAAGGGATCGAATTGCCTGAGCAGTCTTACCTAGCCCTGGCTCATCTGCAAGTAGTGCACGACGAGCAGTAGACAGAAACTCCACTCCAGCACGCTGGTGTGGGAATAGGTCTTGATCGCCCTCTTCCATCATTTCGATTTCGCGCAGAGCATTGCTCGGGTCAATACGATTAGCCTTCTCATCGCGAGCCCATTGAGCCAATGCTGGACCGATCTCGAGCTGGTCTCCAAACGTGGAACGTAGAGATAGGCACCCAGTCCAAGATACTGGGATACGCCAAACGTTACGGTCGGAGTCCCATTTCGCTCCTGGAAGTGATCGGCAAACTTCCTTAAGTCGCCATTCAGCATTGACGATTATGTGCTCACCGTCTAGCTCTACAAAAACGCCCATCAGGGCCTCCTCTTCTTTCTATGTGTCTATATTATCAGAAAAAAATCTCGTGTGCAAGAGATTTTTGATAATAATTTAATCTTCTAGCAATTTTATAGGCTTCCAGCCTTTTGCAACTAATCTAAGTAGGGCGTGTCGGATTGAGTCCAGCGCGTGTCCAGCACCTCCGCGGTGCCAATAGTCCAGCTTCTTGATCTTTTCATTGGTAAACATAGCCATAGCATTGGCTGGAGCCTGGAAGTAAATATCATCCATCATTCGACCACTATCAAGTAGGCACTGCTTAACAATTCCAATAACCTCTAGAGAGTAGGGAGCCTGAGAATTACGAACGGTCTGGGCATTAATGATGAATCGCTCGCAAACCACATCTAACGTAGGGAGAATTTCTGGATTTCCTAGTACCTCTCGAACAGACGAGGCTACCTCGTGCTGTTCCAGCTCGCGTGACCAGATCTTTACTGGCTCCTGACCCTTCTCGTAGGAGAAGAGAGTCATACCAGTCATCTTACCTGGGTCAATTGCTAGTACGTACATCATAGATATTTAGCTCCCCAGTTTTCTAGTGGCCCATCGGCATCTGCAGTCAGTGGTACCGCCCATCCTTCGGTGGTAGTCATACACTTACGAACCAGCTGCTTTACCTCTTCTGCATCCTTACGAGGGGCATTGAGAACAATTTCATCGTGCACTGGAACAATTAGAAGATCCGTGAGATCAGCCTGATCGAGCTTCACTAGGTTTGACTTAAATACCTCAGCGGCTCCACCCTGAATTAGGTAGTTAACTAGGGTATAGACACGATCCTCATCACATGGGATCCGACGTCCAGTCCAGGTATTCACATAACCTTGACCTTCGAGCTCTAGGCGCTCAGTTCCTCGCTTTTCAACAGCCTTTTGGAATGACTGCATTCCAGGGTAGCGACTATCAAAAGCATCAGATACTGCACGCATCTGCTCTTCTGGTACACCTGCAGTTAGGGCCTGTTTAGCTACTCCAGCCCCGTAGAGACGTCCATAGACTACTCCCTTGATAAGTCCGCGTCGCTTGTCTGATTTGACCATAGATGGGTCATTATAGACCTCTCGACCGATTTCAGTGAACGGGTCAGACCCAGTTGCGTCAGACCTTAGGAATAGTTGAATTAGGTTTGGATCCTGAGATAGAGATGAGAACATGCGGAACTCAACCTGATCTAGGTCAGAGGTAATGATTACGTGGTCATCGTCCTTAGGTAAGAACGCACGACGCACTGTGTCATCGCCCTTAGGTAGGGTCTGTAGTGCAGGATTCTGGATAGACATGCGTCCAGTGCGAGCACCCATTGTATTGATAGATGGGTGCACAAAACCATTTGTATTGTCGTTGATAAAGTTCAAGAAGTATGTATTTGCAACCTTAAGGGCTTGTCGATACTTAAGGGTAGTATCTGCTAGCTGCTTAATCTCATCTGTACCGTCAATAGTGAACTTTTTGAGTTGATCCTTAGATGCTGATTTCTGACCCTTATCGGTAAATTCAGTGATCTCAGCCCCCATGCCCTCAAAGACTTTAACCAGCTGCTGGTTACTTCCAATACTCATTCCGTAATTCTTTTTAGCCCAGTCAGCTACCTGATCCGTATAAGAAATTAGCTCATCGTACTTCTTCTTTGAATACTCTAGGTCTAGTCGAGCCCCGTTGAGTTCCATTTTTGTAGTAATACGACGAACGTTCATCTCTAGCTCGTAGGGCATGCTGTACGGCTTTCCTGGTGCTGTATACTGCCAAAACTGCTCGAATAGCTTCATAGTGAGTACGGTGTCTAGTGCACCGTAAGACCAGTAGGGTTCATAGTTAATAGGAACAGTGCCCCAAGTCCAGCCGTTGTCAGTGAGCCCGTGATCCAAGATACTCTGTAGTGCTGCTGCTCGAGGGTCAACGTGGACCCGCGTTAGCTCCTTAAGGGCAGCACTTTCTAGTGGATTAATAATCTTAGACATGATCATCGTATCGTGAGCACGGTGCCAAGGAAGCTCCCAGTCCGATTGGACGTCGAACCAGCGAGCTTCGAATGCAATATTGTGGCAGACAATAGGGCCATCAAATTTATTCATGGCATCATAGAAGACACCCTTCCAATCCTCCCACGGGATTGACCAGCCAGTCTGACCGTCGCCGACCTGGACTAGACGTAGACGCCCGTGCCAAGGGGAGAAGGCATCCTTACGAGGATTACCTGGAAGCTCCCCCGTCTCGGTGTCGATGGCGATTGCATTGAGTGGACGACGTTCGCTTAGCCAAGTCATAAACTCGCTAGCTTTCTCCACTGTGTTGACTAAGTGGAGGCCAACTCCCTCTAGTCCTGCTGTCATTTATTGTCTTTCTATAGTGTGCTACGGAATTATTTCAATAGTATAAGCACTTTCTATTTCATTGTCAACTCTAGCTGCCTGATCTAGCAATCTTCTGGCTACTGATGTTAAGTAGTGAGAGTCAGTCTCTTCATCATATTTATATAGTGCGTCCACTACCTCTACTGGGTCGGAGGTTACCATAGCCCAATGGCGATGTTTTTCAGGAAAAACTAGGTCTAGAGTTTCGCTAGGATTGCAGCTATCGCACGGGACAGATCTAGAATCTAGCTTCGATGTAGCTATTTCTGTTAGCTTGTATCTAGATGTCATAGGGCATGCCGCTCCATGGAATACTAGGGACACGCCAGTGCGCGATAGTATATATGTTCCACTATCTGTTCGATAGAGCTCGAATTCAATCCACCTGGTAGAGAACCTACGCTCCGACGTGGACTCAGCAAGTTTTCTCCCGTTGAACTGTAAAGTTCTATCCTTATCCTTCACTGAGTACATTGACTAACCTAGCTCTGGTGGTAGCAAGCTATTATCAAAAATCATCAAAGCAGTCTGAGTCTCTTTATAGGCAGCGCCTATGGTATTCCTAGTTACATCGGTAGGTGTAGATCCAACACTGTCTAGATAGTCAGCTGTAGCGCGTAGTTTGTTAGCCATCATGGAGAAGTACTGAGCGAGTACCTCTGGCGCAGCTTGTCGCACTTCAAACATTGTGGCTTCGGTCTCTGCTACTGGTGTATCAGAAGAATCTATAAAAATTTGACGAAAAAATACTAGAACCCCTGCGTCGCCGTCTCTTACTACATATTTAACAGTTGTGTCTGCCATATTAACCTCTCTCCGCTTTTAGTTGAGCAAGCTCTGCTTGCAAATCTTTTACTTGATTTGATAGATCTTTAACCGCCTGAAGAAGTACAGGAGTAAATGCTTCATACTTCATGGTGTAAGCTCTGGTTCCGTCAGGCAACGGGGTGCCATCTCCCGTACCAATGAATACATCAGTAGCCTCTGGTGCCATAGCGGTTAGAGACTCCAATACATCCTGAGCAATAACACCAAATTTTAGTGTATTAGTAGAGTCAGTTTTCCAAGTGTATGACACAGGTTCTATAGAGTCTACAAAATCTAATCCTAGATGTAGTGGCTTTATATTAGTCTTTAGTCGTGCATCAGAATATGAATCTGCTTTTTTTAGTACACCAGTCCATCTATCAGCGTAGACATAGTGGCTAACTCCAGCAGTGCTAGTATCAGTTAACGCGGCCGCACCGTAGCTACCATCCGAATATACAGCAGCTGATGATGCAGTTAGCATAGTGTCAGTTGTAGAACTAAATCTAAACCTTAAAGCATCCAGGGACCCGTCTAGTTGGACAATAGGGTACGTTCCACTGGTTCTAATAGTTCCACCAGAGATAGTACCGCTATTAGTTATAGACGTAGTGACAGCTTTATCTACATAGCAGGTTCCGTTACTAGCGTACAGTCTAAAGTTAGACGCATTGGAAGAGTCATACCCGAAGATACCGTTTTTATTTATTAGAACTCGCTGAGTAGACGTGGCAGACGTTGCTACTCGGATAGTTCTACCATTAAGCAGGTAAGTACTAATAGCATCCGCGCCAATTGACTCAGCTGCAATAGTCTCGGTGTAGATCATACCTCCATCTATGAAGGTGGTACCTGGGTAGTAGACATTGAATGCCAGTGCGTTAGCGGCATCATGTGCATTATTCGCTAGAGTTTTTGCCGCGCTGGCCGCTGTGTTAGCTGCATTAGCTGTAGTATTAGCCGCATCTGCTGTAGTTTTCGCTCCATCTGCTGTTGTTTTCACAGCAGCTAGATCTGGAATAGTAGCTCCAGAACCAATAGTTACCGCACCATTAGACGAGTTTATAGAGAAAGTCGGTGTAGTGCCGTTATATGCCGTCAATCCAGTAGACGTTAGGGTTATACCAGAGCTAGTGCCGTTAGCTCTAGTCGTAATATATCCACCAGTCAGCATAGTCGCTGTGACATTACCGACATCCATCTGCAGAGCAGTTATCGAGTTAGCTTTAATGATATTTGCGTTAATCTCGATAGCTTGAACTAGCTGCCCAGTAATGTTTATGCCAACAATGTTCTCGCCAGTTACTAGAGTACCCTTAGGTACGTTAGCTGTCTGGATGATGCTAGCAATCTTCTGAGCGTCCACCAGCGAGCTAGTGGTAGCTGACACCGCTGCTGACTGTAGGCTATATGAGCCTGCTGCTAATCCACGTAGGCGGAATCTGTAGTAATAAGTAGATCCGATAGTGGTAGTCGAATCAACAAAAATAGCGTTAGCTACAGCATTAACCGTACCAATCAGAGTAGTGGCATCGCAGTTAAAGCTAGATGACAGCCCCCTGTGGATCTCCAAAATCCAACCATCAGCGGGGGCTGGCTGGTTATTCGTCATCTTACCGTCCCATGTAAGCGTGACAGTACCTAGGTGGATTTTTGTTGTAGGAGCAGTTGGCGTCAATGACGATAGCGGTACCGTAGTCGGAGCTGGCATAGTGTAGTTCCCAGCTAGAACAGTAGAATCATTCAATCCACTATCAAAAGCAGTTACTTGAAAATTGTAAGTAGCACTAGGCTCCCACGTATACGCTGACCCGTCATCGTGATACTCAGTGGTACCGATGACCTGCTTCATATCAGTCCACTTACTATCGGTGGACTTCTTCCACCTAATGTGGTACCCAACTAAGTCTGTTAGATCTTTATTAGCAGCTGTCTTTGTAGGTGCGGTCCAAGATACATCAACGTTTGCTGATATATATTTTCCAGCTATGACTGATAGGACAGCAGTGACACTTAGAGCAGTAGGCGGTTTAGGTGGGTCGTTGTCGTCTGGAGCTGGATTAGCGGTAGACCAGGCTGTCCACCTAATCCCATCCCAGTAGTAGACAGTAGAGTCCGAGGTATTCGTCCAAGTAGACCCAACTGCGCAATACTTTCTAGCTACTGCTGCTACATATCTACCAGCAGAGGCTATATCTACAGTGCCCGTAGGAGTGTCTACCCCAGCAGTTAGCGTATAAGTTATGGTATTACCAGACTTACTTGCTACTTTAAAGAGACCGTCGGCACCGAACGCTGTAGCATTTTGCGCAAATATATCTACATGAACCACATCGCCCACCTCAAACTGAGGGGCCGCATTTAAGGTCAAAGTTACAGTATTTCCAGTAATGCTGTACGAGGTTATAGCTCGTTTAGTTACTAACTGTTTTCTCGAAGTCCAACTGGACGGAGCCTGAGTTTCTGGAACAAACGTATATGTATTAGTAATAACTACACCAGTAGTCTGCCCTTGGGTAGGGTCCTGTCTCCAAGATTGTCTGTCAGTCCATGGTGGAGTATCTGCCGAGGTGACTTTAAATGATTCACCGTCTACATCTATTAGATTGCCAGCAGTGGTAGCATGTATCCCGCTAACCTCTAATATAGAGTCTTTGGCTGCATCTAGGTCCCCTTGGAGGAAAATCTCTACTCGATCACTAGATAGCTTAGATCCAGGTATACCCTTAGGGTACACCCAGGCGCTCTCTACTCTGATAAATTGATTAGGGGCACTGCTGCCCACAAATGTCTCTGGAGCAGGAGTAGTAGTATCAGGAGATGTAGCTGCAGCAACCTGCGCGGAAGTTAGAAGACTGATCGGGCGTAACTCTACGCTACGAACTCTTTGATCTAGTCGACTTACTAATGTACTTAGTTTTCTACGACGTTTTCTAATACCCATTGAATGCCTTACCGTCCTTAATTAAGACGCCAGAGATAGGAATTGCTGGCTCAGTGACTAGGTCCAAACTGACCTCTTCTGGGTAGCTAGGAGTGTCTGGCACCTTCACATCATATGAAATAATTTTTCTAACTAGTACGCCGTTATCGGTGCCGTAGTCTTGCTCTAAGTAACTATCAGCCCTTAGGGAGACAAAATCATCATTGAGCTTGATGGAGCACCAGTCTCCAGGATTATATGTGCCAAGCATTGGGTGAGCAGACCCATTTACCGAGATACTGAAAGTACTTATTGGTGGGACTGACTCCTCTAATAGCCTCGAAGCTTGTTTCCATAAGACTGTCTCCTCCAAGGAGTCCAGATCATCTACAGCGTCCAAAATAGGCCATCCTCCACGTAGCAGCCCATGATTGATTGCAGCTGAGTATGGTTGGCTAGCCTCGCTCGATAAGTTAGAGTCCTTACCTTGAACAAAGAATCTTGTAGCAGAGTCATCTGCATTTTCTTCGAACTGAGCCTCTAGAACGTTTCCAGGGTACTCGAAAATTAGCTGATCTGCGCCATAAGCACTAGCGGGGATAGCTCCAGAAAAACCATCTCCTTGGTCCGCCAACCACGTAGTCAAACTTTCTGGCTTTAGCGGTAGAAACTTAAAATACTTCTTAAAGGAGTTAGTCGCCTGATCGTACGCACAATCGACACGGTACTCAAAGCCACCAGGCTTGGTTGAATATTCATCGAAGATGTCGGCCACTGTCTTCAGCTGGTATCCTCTGATCGTAGGATTAGCCTCGAGCTTTCCGCTATATGCAGCATTTTGACTAAAGTCAAATCCTATATCGCCTAATGAAGTCAGTTCTCCATATGTACCATACTCGGCGGACGCAGTCTGGGTCACGGTAGGTAGTGGACTACCGCTGGTATCAGTGTAACTAGTTGCAATATCGGCACCGTATTGGACAACTGTAAATCTAGTTGCAGATGGGACCTCATAGACTCGGGCGAACCCATCGAAAGTCTGACTGACGTTAGACAGCAGTACGATATCGTCTACCTGTAATGAATGCGCCGAACTAGTGTCTAATGTAGAAACATTAGATTTTCTAGAAAAGCTAGTGACAGTCCTTACAGATGATTGGACCGTAGCGGTGGCGACGTTAGCTCCAGGATTAGAGTACGTAAATGCGTAGTCATCAATAATAGATACAACTTGAGCCTCTTTATTATTGAACCCTGAGCCAACTCGTACTCCTTCAATGGCTACCTTCTGCCCAGGGACTAGCTCCTGCTTTTTATGCGTAGTGACTGTAGCAACATTATTAGTGCGGCTAATGCTAGCTATCTCATTGAATAATGTGACACCTGGCCTTATTAGATCATTAGCAAAGTCAAAATCAAATAGGTCAGTAGTGAGCTCGCGCATCAGGTCAGTGACATAGTTATATGTGTCCTGACGAGTCTCTACAGTGATTGGATTATCTTCACCTATAGATAGCGTAGGAATTGTCTTGTCATTCCCACTGGAATCTGTATATGTAGCTGGAACAGTTATAACGGACCTGCTGTCACTAGTTAATCCAACCGTTAGGACCTCGAAGTAGCCATTATAGAGTGCATAGTCGTCTGACCAATATAGGTAGACAGCCTCTCCAACCTGAAAATCGTATTGCCCGCCAGATAAGGTGACTGTCAGCGTGCCAGATGCACTTTCCGCGGTCGCCTCGTACGAGCTACTCCAGGTCTTCCACACTACTCTGTGCGCTAGGTAGCTAGTGAACTCAGCTGCAGATACTGACAAAATTTTATCGACTAGGCTATAGGTTCTGCCCCAGATGATTCCGCCCCACACGCAGATGCCATTTCTAACTACATATAGAGCAGTTCTACCAGGCAAGGTATTCTCATACACATTTAGGTTATATGTGTCGGGGGTTACAGCAATATCTCCGCTAAACCCGCCAGCTTCGGTAAGAGACCTGCCATAAGACACGCCCCTAAATGGCATCTCGGCTAGTAGCTCGTTAGTCATCAAGTCGCAGACAAAATAGCGGTATTCTACCGCTTGGTTGTCTGGTGACGTAGCTGTTGCCATAATATGTCCTTTTAGTGTCGTTACTATCTATTGTAGCAGTTATCCGATCCAGCCAGATCTCCAATAAACTCGGCATTTAGCAGTGCTGGTAGGGCTAGAGGTATCCTCAAACTCAATGGTGCTAGTACCAGGCGGAAGATATAGCCAATCCACCAAAACAGCAGCCTTAGATCTACCATTTGTAATGGTATCTCCCTGAACTAAAAGAACTTCCCTATTATGGGTATCTATCTCCAGGGACTGGGAACTAGTGGTAGATCCAACTATTGTTATAGTTTGCCCACTAGCTGGCATGGTTATTAGGGTAGGACTTTCTGGAGTCGAATGCAGTGCTCCAGTTATCTCAAATACTAATGGCACTGGGACATTCCCTGAATTAGTGAACGATTTAGTTCCGCCAGAAGAGATATCTTGATAGTTGTACCCATCTGGCATCCCGTCCACATACTCGTACTTAATCGGGTCTACTGCCTTTAGGCCAATAGAGAAGTCGTGTCGTCCTCGGGCATTAACGCTCGTGATTTGAGGAGCGCCACTAAGCCTGACGTATGCTGCCCTAGTCGGGCTTTCATTGACAATTAGCCATCCACCAGTCTTTACCAGGTTGACTGCATTTAATAGGGCAGCTCTAGCTGCAGGTGCATCCTCTGGCCTCTGCGGCAGGAATGATCCAGTAAGGGTTATCATGCGATTGGCCCAACGACCTACAGCATCATACGACCCATCTCCCCATCCCCTAGGCAGATCTGGGAGTTCTGGCTCTGGTAGTGTCCACCAACCTTGAATATCAGTGACCACCCATACTACGTCATTAGAGTCTATAGTGTTTAGAGTTAGACCATTGATTTCAACATCAGCGTTAAGCTTCATACCAGATAGGTATGGAATAGGCTGCTTACTTAGTGCCTTATTGACAATTCGATTTTCTTCTGCTTGAACCGATGGCTCAGCAATTGTTGGCTCATAATATTCTGCCATTAGATTGAACCCTTACGCATCTCAAAGGCTAGTCTTCTAGAGACAACCTCGGCTAACTCTTTTTCGTCCATTCCAGGGGCAGCATTGACTACAATCTGCATACCATTACCTGATAGTTGCTTAATCATAGCTAGATCTCGCTTAGATAGACCGTTAGCATCAAGAGGTTCGATGCGCTCTGGTCTACCAGCCTCTGCCACGTTCACGATTGAGCCACCTTGAGATGGGAACACAGTACCACCCTCGGCTAGTCTGGCCAACCGTACTCTTTGCAGCGGTTGAATATTGAATCCCAGGGACTTCATGCCACCTACTAGGGGCCTCAGGGCCTCTGGGATATCAATCCTGATCCTATTGATCATACTGAATATCCAGTTCAAGCCGTCTATGAAGAAGTTAATAAATCCCTCAGCGAAACCGATCATCTGGTTCATGGCCCATTTGAAGCCATCCTGCATAGCTTTTACACCTATAGATATTCCAGAAAATACACCAGAGAAGATTGGAAGGAGTAGTCTGACAGCTGCCACCACTACACCAGTTATTAGTCTTGCCAAGAAGGTGAGAACCTGAACGATAATGTTTAGTGCAGGTCCAACTACAGAGAAAATTATGGTAGCTAAGTCTGCGAATACTGTGATGATTCCAGTAATGATAGGCATAAGCATCATTACTACCTCAACGACTACCATAATGATAGGGATGAGCATCTGAGCAAAGCTAGAGACTAATTCAACAACAATTGCAATTACTGGAGTAATTACACCAATAAGAGACGTAATAACAGGAGCAAGAGCATTGACTAGCTGAGCAACTAAGGTAGCAATCTGAGGCATCAACATTCCAAAAGCTTCTGCAAGTAGCGTAATTACAGGCATTAGCGAATTCAAAATGATTGGGATCAGTGGCATAATTGCCGACAAAATGCTAGATATTGCAGGTACTAGTGATTGTAGTAATATTCCAGCCACATTAAGGACAACTGGTAGCAGATCCTTGAATAGGATATCTGCAAGCTGCTGTATGTAAGGGAATAGATCGACTAGCGTATCCATTAGTAGGACAAAGATTGGCATCAACGATTCAGAGAAAATATCAAAGAACTTATTCAACTCTGGACCGAGTGTAGAGAACGATGCTGATAGCCCCGAGAATAGTGTTTGGAATTTTCCAACAAACTCGTCTACTTGCTTTTTAAACTCATCGTTCTTGGAGTATAGGTTAGAGAACGCTCCGATCACTAGCGCTATACCGAGGAGGATAGGGCCTCCCCACATTTTTGCAAACTGAGCAGTAGACCCAGTTAATTTCATGAATAGACCAGTAAACACCTGAGCAAATTTAACTGCCACGCCCTGTACTAATCCAAAAGCTAGCCCGACTGCAGCTACTGCACCGACGGCGCTGGCAATTCTTTTAACAGTCTCGTTTTCGAACATTTTTGCCAATGCGCCAGTAATTTTCTCTAGAATTCCGAAGAATATCTTGAGCTGAGTAGCATCAGCGAATACGGCAGTGATTTTTGTGAGGTTAGTCACGATTCCAGCCAACGCTGGGCTCGCCTTAACTCCAGCTCGCATTATCTCGCCAGCAGCAGGGGCACCAGCCTTCAGAGTGTCCCAGAACTGCTGAATCTCTGGCATTGTACCTAGTGAGAGCATCTCTTTCACTAGAGCGCCTATAGACCCTAAGATGGACTTAGTATTGGTTACGGCAGACCCGAAATATTTATTGAGAGCGTCTGATCCGCCGACCATCTTATCTAAGTTGGCAAACTTATCAGTAGCCTGAATTAGCCAGTCCAGCATTCTATCGCCGCCAGAGCCTTTTTCAAAGTTGGCTCCAATGATCTTGCCAATACCCTTAAAGATATTTCCAAATATTTTACCGAATTTACCAGCTAGCTCGCCCGCTCGATCGAAGAAGTGCTGCAGCTCACCAGTGGCCTCTTTATTGATTATAAAATTTCTAAAAGTGTCTGCTTTTGACGCAATCCACTCTACAAACTTTTTAGTTAGCGGTGAAGCTACCCTAAGAATATCTGTAAAAGCCTCTAAAGCACTAGCTAATGCAGTACCAAAAGTCGAAATGACAGTGCTGGATGTGTCAAATATAGACTTGAGGTTGCTCATGCCCTTAGTGCTATTTATAAAGGTACCAACCTGGGTAACAGCGCTACCGAGTGCAGTTCCTATTTGGCGGAACCCCGCCTCTAGGGTAGGGAAATTTTTCCCCATCATAGTCTCTATTTGAGTACGTAGTGCAGGTAAGAATCCAGATGCAACCGCCTCTTTTAGTGCATCAAACTTAGGCTTTAGGGCAACTAGTACTTTAGCAAAGTCTTTTTGGCTCTTAGTTAGACCAGCGTACGGATCATTCCCGCCGCCAGCATTGGCATCTTTGCCACCATTTTTTATTTGATCATTAAGATCTTTAGTTCTATCTTTAGCTTTACGGTATGCTAAGTCCGCCTTCTCGAGCTCTAGCTCGGCTTCTCTACGAGCCATAGAGTTTGGAGGTAGGTCCTGCATTCTAGCTAAATTATTTCTAGCTTTTTCTAGATTTAGGGCAGCGTCCTTCTCGCTGAGGGCAGCCTCTTCGGCATCAAATCTGAGCTGCTGCATCTCCTCGCGGATCTGGGCAAGCGTCTTTTTCAGTGCTCCACCAGGACCAGTAGCCTTATTGAATGCGGCACCTATGCCGCCAAGTGCCATACCAGCTAGCTTCATGCCGATACCGAGACCGACAGCTGCACCACCGACAGCAACCAGTGCAGTAGACGCGGCTCCTGCAGCACCAATCAGTGCACCAAAGCCGCCAACTAATGCCGAGATAGAGCCAATAAGCGAGCTAATGCCCACCTGCAGAGTCATTCCAGTACGCTGCAGGTAAGCCCAGCTATCAGATGCCTTTATAGCTTCATCGCCACCAAAATCCCATTTGCTCTTTCGCATCCCGTTATTGATGCTGTCGCCAAATGTCTTTCCCATGCTCTTACCATCGGAAGCAATGCCTCTTTCAGCATTCTTCATGGCACGTGAAATCTCTTCACCTACACCAGTAGTAATTGCTCGAACAATTATTCGAGCTTCACCAACGATAGCCATGAGACACCTCCTAGTTGGCTGGAGCATCTAGTAGCCCATTAAATGGATTACTAGATTCTGGGTTGAAATTGGTAGGGGCTACGTAGGGCTTTGGTGGAGCCTTAGTAGGGTCGAATGGTACAGGGTCATCGAAATCAAACCCAGCATCGCCAGAGATATACGATCTGCCAGACTTAGGGCCATCGGATTTAGTTCCGTAGTTATAGGTCTGACCGTATAGTCCATATAATGCTTTTCTCATAGCGGATATCCCGTCAGCCTGCTCCTTAGAGAGGTACGAGGTATCTGTTTCGAAATAGTAATGGAGGACATCCAGCATCTCTACTGCATCCATTGTTTCCAATTTCAATCCATCCACTAGGGCTCTTCCGTTTACATAGGGCCAGAGGTCAATTGCCCAGGTTACTATGCCTCTGGCTGCTGATTTGGGCGAGCGGTGTACTCTTCAATTAGCCAGCCAACAATGTCACTCAGGGTGTCTACAGACACTAGACGGTCTGGATCCTCGAGCAGTGCGTTGAATGGTTCCTTGCTGTCATTGACTAGTACGTAGTCAAAAAACTTATTAATAGTCTTTGCTGCCTCGACAGGGTCATCCGAGTTTGTGTTAGCTACTAGGTTTAGCAGGAGCTTACCCTGCAGCTGTGGGCGGCAGTAGAAATCTTCTCCGTGAAGCTTGAAAGCTAGAGGCTCTACTTCAGTAGCCTCTGCTCCAGTGCCAAAGTCCTTGAATCTTGTCATGGGTTAGTCCTTAAATTAGTTGTCTATTACGGAATAGTCCGCACTACTATTTTACCCCATAAATTAGGTGGAGAGTATCTAGGATCTATAATGAATTAGCTGGTCACTAAGATATCGGTTAGGCTTGGTGCCAGGGTGGTGTACTTCCCTGGTCTTTATGACTCTAGAGCCTTTTCCAAAGACTAGAACGCCACCAGGCTCTGTTGGACGAATTACATGAGGCCTTGTACCTTCATGATGCATTAGGGCATATGGCTTATCCGCAATTAGCCCTACGTATTGACCAGTGAAATTGCCTAGATGGTACGCTCTAATGTTACGCTGCAATGCCCCAGTACGAACCCCCACCTGGCGCTTAGCCTTAAGTAGGGCAATCCTATTCCGCTTTTCTAGGTAGTTCCATAGTGTCAGCCTATCTTTTTTATAGTCTGTATTTAAGAATCTACGAAGCTCTTCCCTGTATAAGGTGACCTCGGCTACCTGATATCCAATAGCCATTATGGGACAGCAATCGTTAGCTGCATAGACACCGTCTGATATCCACCTTCAGTTCCAGCAGTCTCTAAAGTTGCAATCACTCCTAGGCCAAACCCGCTGCTATCCCACTGATCCAGTACATTTACAGAATCCATGAGTACCCATGAGTCAATGGCGGATACTTCGGCTGCGGCTTGAATAGCGCCTGGCGCTGGTGCCCTACCATTCATGCCAACCACAGGGGCAGATCTAACTACCGAGATAGTCACCACGGCAGTTCTAGGTACGTGACATCTTTGAGGGGTAACTGCCTGGTCACCTGGAGCACCTAAATACATCTGAATAAATGAAACTACTAGCTGCTCGCAGTCAATCGCGGGCTGCCCCATTGTCCAGTATCTACGCTGGGGCAGCTCCACGTTGTATGACTGGAAGGTCGCCTCAACGCGCTCAAGAATACCCTCCATGAGGTCACGGAGATGTACAGCATCCTCGGAAACTCCTGTTAGGTCAAGTTCTTGGCTGGGCATTGGCTTATTCCTCGGTGGTTATTTCAGCAGGAGACTCTACATTCTCCTCTACGACTGCTACTGGCTCTACAACTACTGGCTCTACCTTAGGGGCAGGGGCAGCAGCACGTGGAGCAGGAGCGGCCTTCTTTGCTTTAGGCTTCTCGATACCCAACATGTCCTGGGCACGGAAGTTAGTCTGAATAGACATATTTCCTCTTCTCTTAGTACATCTTGATCTGGAGGTTTCCAGAGGCAAGTTCGACCAGGCTCTCTACATCATCTTCTGTAGAAGAGGCGTAGAGTGTCCAGGTTCCTGGGTCCACCATACCTAGCGCAGCCTTAGCTTTTGCATATGGGATGGTGAAATCTAATGTCTCGTTTTGGTAATCGAGAGTTATTGAGTCTGAGTCTAAGGTAATAGCAGTTACATCTCCGTAATTACGTAGAACTACCTTAGGGGTGTAAGTAGCGTTCTGAGGGAAGAAGTTACTTAGGTCAATGCCTTCTCCGCTAGAGGTCCAACTAATGGATGCAGCTTGGGATGTAGCATGCAACACTAGATCTTTGCCAGAATCTGCTAATAGTCTTAGTGGCTTAGCTACGTACTTACGAGCACGTGGAGCATCTACAGAAAATACTTTTGACTTACGACGAGCGTTGTCTGGGTTTACAACCTTTAGGAAAAGGTCGATCTCGTAGAGTCCAGTACGGAGCTCATCGATAAACTCTTGGTTGTCGAGAATGGTATAAGAAACGCCCTGACGCGAGACAGACGTTACGCGCTGAGGGAGCTCGCACATCTCATCGCCTGACCAAAGACGCGCAAACTCGATGGCTAGCTTACGGGCTGCCATTTTACCTGCCATAGGGACTGGAACTCCATAGGCATAAGTAATCTCGGTGTTACATGGTGTCCACGGTGTTCCAGCTTTTACATGGATAGTGGAGTGATCGACTAGGTAGTAGCTCGATGGGTCCATTACCTGACCCAGGCGGTTTCTCATCGAGATGATCCTAGTCACTGGTCGGCCACGAAGTTTAATTCGCGAGTCTGGAGATAGACCATCTGATGTTAATTCAGAGTACTCATTAAAATCACCAGATGGGATATTGTAGATATCGCCACCAAACAAGACTGGAGAAGTGGTCTTCCTAGAAGGGCCTAGTCTATTATTTCTAAGAGTGCAGGTGTAGCGCTCTGTGACAATAGTCTCGCCAGTGTATTTACGCCCTGACATAGCCCAGAGTAAGTTGGATGCAACCTGAGCTGCCTCTAGGGTGAACTCGGTGTATGCGTAGTCTCCCATTTCTTCTGGAAGAACCCATAGATTGCTTGTCATGTTAAATACCTCTTAATAAGTTTAACGGGTGACAGCTCAAGCCATTAGCTCAAGCTGCCACCCGTCGTTACTAGTTATTAGCTAGGGTTTTCGTTTGATGCAATGATGCTGTCAATCGCTGAATCAGCGTTGTAGCCTAGGTTTCCTGGAACGTTGTAGGTAGTACCGCCAGCTCCAAGATCAGTGACAGCTGTGTAAGCAGGTGCCTCTGGGTTCTTCGAGTTGATTACGATTACCTTACCAGCCTTACCGACCTGTGAGCTAGTGATGTCGCTAGTGATGCTCGAGGCAACAAAAGTCACAGTGTTTCCAGATGCCGAAGCAACAATCTGGTCTCCGTTAAGAGAAGGTGATACGTTCGATACAGTAATTACATCGCCCTGCTGGAGTCCTGGGGCCGCGCTAAATACTAGCGAACCAACAGTTCCAGAGAGTGTAGCTGAGTAGCTGTTCAATGTAATAGGAGTACGGTCAGCGACGTTTGCAACATTCGAAGTAAACGCCATTGGGCCAGAACCATCGGTCCAGGTGTAGAATCCAGCTAGGCCAGTTGGAGCCCAGTCTGTGCGTGCATATGAGTATGGACGCTCTGCAGCAACAGGGAATTCCCAGCGGCCGTCAAGACCTGACTTGAAGTTAGCATTTCCAAGACCATAGCCTTCGAAGGTGTTAGCCATTAGACCGTTTTCAATAACTCGGTCACCAGACTGACGCATCTTCACAAATGGGAACACCCAGTGGAAGTAAGGTAGGACGCCAGCGCGCTTTCCATCCTTAACTGCGTGTGACCAAACTTCGATGGCAACACCGTTACCAGCAGGGTCGTCACCAACACCAGGGGCAGCCCAACCAACAGACTTGTGGTTAGGGTCCTGTGCAGTTCCTAGGTTCTTGCGAAGAAGCAGACCACCCGAAAGAAGAGCTGAAAGCTCTGGGTCTGGCTCACAAATAGCGAGCTCCATGGTGATTCGCTTTAGGGTGTCTGGGGCCTTGTATGTCACGCA